CTGGTGAAATACTTAAAACATACTTTCTGTATGCTCTAGTATCTAATGCCAAAAACTCATTATCAACAAAATTGTCAATAAATTTTTGGTCTGTGTTTTCGTCAACTGATATTAATTGATGTTTGATTCTTGTGGTTAACTCTGATGAAATACCTGTTAGCTCTTCAACTTTTTTTAAGTCATCAAGCTGTTTTTCAATTAGTCTTTCATCGTGTCCATCTAATAATTTAAATTCAACAACTCTTTTAGAATTTGGTAATTTAAATGAGAATTTATTTTCACCTGATTTAAATAGTTTTTCATCAAGTTCTCTATGTTTTAGTTGAGTTAAATCAATTGTTCTTTCAACTTCTTCACCTGTATCTGGGTCATTGATTAATATATTATACTCTCCACCATATCCTAAAATACGAGTTCCTAACATTAATGCATTTTTGTCACCAACTAACATATCATCTAATTTAATATTAGGGTTTGCAATTACACTTTCTAAAAGTCTTTCAATTACTTTTCCTTGTGCAATTAAGTTTGTGGAAGTTAAGATATCTTCCTCTTTTGCTGTCATATATTTGACATCTATTGTTCCGCTACGCAAAGGACTATCTTCTGGGTATAATAAACCCTTTGAAGGTAAAGATAGAACTTCAGTAGGAAATCCATACTGATTTTCAGCCATTTTGTGTTACTCCTTGATTATTAAGAATTAATAACTTATTATTTTTTCATTACTTTTTCAGCACCTGCGATACCGAAACTACCTAATGTTACGAATACAAACGAATTGTATACCATATCATTTATAACTAAATCTTTTCCCCAAATACCTGTTCCTAAGTCAACCATTGCAAATAATGTCATTACCGCAAATGATGCGAAACCAATTATTGATTTTTCATTGTATTCATTTTCATCTTTAAAAATTGCGAACATAATTTATCTCCTTAGAATTGTAGTATTGCGTAATCGTATTGAAGTGTTAGTGCTATATCTGCTACTTCAGATGATGCGAAATCTAATTCATTGAAGTTTGCTTCTGTGATGAATGCTCCTTTAAGAGTCCATTCTTCAACTTTGTCACCAAGTGGTCCCAATACATTAAAAGTAATATCTTTTTTATAGAAGTCTGAATATCCGTCACGACCTGTTACTGATTCGTGATGTAATCTAACCCACTCAATAACTGATTGTGCTCCTGATGGAACGATTGGGTCGTATAATGTTAATGATATTGGTTGCCAAGTTGCTTTTCCTTTTACATATCTCTTGACATTAATGTGGTCAAGTGTTATTGTTTCAAATTGAATACTTGGTCTTGCCATTGTTTTGACAAGATATGCTGGTATTCCGTCAATTTCCATAACGAACCTATTTTTTGTTTTTGGTTCAAACGGTGTAAAAAATATATCATTTGGGTCTATTGTTTCAGCCACTTTCTTTCTCCTATAAAGAATTTTCTTATTACATTAATAAATATAAGAAACTTAAAAAAAGTGAATCTATATATTGATATAGTTTGAGAAGTTTTTTAGAAGTTTTTTAAAGAAAAAGCTTGACTTTGTCATTTATTCGCCATATATTAGGGTGTAATGATAATGAGAGAGATATTAGGAAGATATATTATTGGGAAAGGGATTGTTCCTTTTCTAAGATTTCTGATTGAACAACTAAAAAGATTAGAAAGATTTATGTTCAATCAACAAATGGATATATATTATCATTATCAAGATAGACAAGATACTGAATTCTTGAATCACATCAGAACACAAATTAATTACGGAAAGGGAATTTTATAATGGATATGGGAACATTTGCTATGGGTTGTTTAAACTATGAATTAAATAGGGATAATGGTAAATTACCCCAACACGACCAAGAATTCCAAGCCGAAACTGGTATTGGACCTGTCTACAATAATGGTAGACCACAAACAAGAGATGAACAAAGAGAAGCCCTTCAAGAAGACGGCAGAATGACTGATGTTGAGATTGAAGAGTGGTTAGATTCTTTGGAAATGTAAAGAAAAAGCTTGACTTTTACAAAAAGAATAAGTATATTATAGTGTAATGATAATTGATAAAGGAAACAAAATGATTGAAAATAATGAAACGATAACGACTGATACCGAAGGTATTTATATGAGAGATTTTGCTGATACGAAAGTTACAAGAGCTTTTGGTTTTGACAATAGGACATTTACTATGGATGTCTATCAATATGCTCACAATCCTATGGAATTGTATGAAGCTAATGCTGAACAACCAAGATTAAATCTTCAAGATTATGTTGTTGATAATGGCGAAGCTGCTTTGTTTAAGGGAATTCCAATGATGTATAGGTGGAATGCTGTGATTAGGGAAGCTATGATGACTGGTAAATATAGAATTAAGTATAGGGGTTGTAGTAAAGATGCTTATGGGTATAGAAGACCACAAAATTACATACACGCTGAATACGCTGATACATTTGCTATTTATTATAAATAATTAAAAACTGGGTTTTCGGTGACTAGATATTTGGAACCGAAAGGGTTATGTAGTGTTTCACGAGATTAGAAACAACCCTTGTGAGTTAGGTGGTTAAACTCTCAAAGATTTTTTCTCTCTTATCATAACAAAAAACCCCCAATTTCTTGGGGGTTTTTCTTATTCTCTGATTAAGAATTCAATTACTCTGGAAATGCTGCCCCAGTTGGTTGAACTACGAAATCTAAGACTATGAACTCAGCTGTTCTGGTTGGTTGGATAAAGATTTGACCAACTAATTGGTTTCTATCTATAACATCTGGTGTGTTATTTGAATCATCCATTACCACCCTAAACGCTGTTAATCCACTGTTTGATTGAACTTGTTCAAGATATGGATTCACTATATTTAGGAATCTATTTCTTAAAGCACCTGTGTTCTGTTCAAACACTAAGAATCTTGAAGATGATGCGATGAATTTTCTCAAATTAATCAACAATCTTCTTACATTAATTCTATCTAAAGCACTTGGTTTACCTTGTAGTGTTTTTTGTCCAAACACAACTACACCTTGACCAGGGAAAGATGCGATAGGATTAATACGATTTTCGTATAAATCATCTCTTTCCAAGTTGGTTAGTCTTGTTTTTGCTTCTAACACTTCAGTTAATCCACCACGATTTAATCCTGCTGGTGCAAACCACTCTTGTCCTACTTCATCATTTTGTGAATAAACGCCTGGTAACACTACTGAAGGTGGAACCCAAGTTGGTTTACCTTTTACACTATCCAAGATTTTTACCCAAGGATAATATGTTGCTACATAATTACTATCCAATGATTTAACATCGGTAATAGCGTTATCAATTGAACGACCATATGATGACCCGTCCATAATGAAGAAACAATCTGCTCTATCTTCAACCTTATCGATTGCGTGATTTGTTATACTTGAATGAAGTTCGTGAATAACTCCTGGCATTGCCAATAAGTTAATGTCAAACTCATCTGGATTTGATACTGAATTAATTGCTCTCTTGTATTCTAATGAACCACTTGATGAAGCACTTGATAAGTCAAACCCTTGTGTATTTGCTGCGGTAATATTTGTTCCTGTTTTCTTTTCAATTGCTGGATTGAACCCGTCAAATCCACCTTGAAAAGGAACTGCAAACTTTCTTTGTTTGTAGTGTGAAAGTGCTAAGGTTACTTTTTCACTTCCATCAGAATATGTTGTTCCTAATGTTGATGCGTCTGTGTGTCCTAATTGGTCTTCCAAACTCATAGTTACATTACCTGTTGTATCTGATGAACCTGGAACTTTTCTTAGATATTGTTTATTATCATCTAATGAAAAATCAATACCATAATATTGATTTGAATCAAATGCACTTCTTGTATTTAACTGACCAGATACAAATGAAGCACTTGGTGCTGTATGTGTTGCTAGTGAACTTGCAATAGTTGATGTAGATAATGTCTCAATACTAGGTGTTGATAGTTCTGCGTGTCCCATTGGAACTAATGCTTCTGAAATTCCTTCCAGATTACTATAATCACTAATATAAATATATTTAGATTGATTTGGATAATCTCCGTGATAAGTCAATTTACCTTGTGAGTCAATTGTTACATATCTATCACCAATTGCTCTTGGTAGATAATTTTTGCTATCTTCATCAAGTGTTAGATTTTGGAATGTTTCTAATACTACTCCATCATCAGTTTCACCTGGATTATTGATTTGAACATTTAAACTAAATGTTCCATAATCACTACCTGCCACATCTCCTGGCTCTTTAACATCTGCAATACCAACTTTCCATTTTGCATTCATATTTGAACCGTGTGATATTGTATTTACTTTAAATAAATCAGTTCTTGATGAATTTACTAATTGTGATTGAATTGCTGGTGTTGTTGCAACACTATACTCATCACTAAAATCATCACTACCACTTGCTATACTTGCTGTTGAATTTGTAATACCATTTGCTGAGTGGAATGTTTTATTGTTTACTGCTAAATAAACCTTGTTATTAGTATCTTGTGGGTCTGTGCTGAATACTTTATCAATGTAGTCTGCTGAACTTGTGTTAAATGAAAATACAAAAGTATCTGTTCCTCCAGAGCCGTTACCCAATGTCAATGATGTTGAACTCCAACTACTACTTGCGTGAAATGAAGCACTTGTTGGTCCTTTTAAATCTATTGATGAGTTTCCTCTTGAAGGTTTTAAAACTGCTGCGATTCTATCTGAAACTCCATCCATTGAACCACTTAGTCCTAATGCTACGAAGTCATTTTGATATCCCCCTAATCCTAATACACGAACAATTGTTACTGTTCCTGCACTACGAAGATATTGCTTCGCTGTGAATGGAACATAATAGTCTTGGGATTCCTTACCAAAGATTTGTTCAAACTCACCAATGTTTCTAACTTGTGTTGGAACAAATGCTGGACCTGATTCTGTTGGTCCAATTAATGCTGCTCCTATCTCGCCGATACCTTGTGGTAAGAAAGATAAATCTTTTTCTCTGGTAAAAACACCAGGACTTACTATTCTTTCTGCCATTATTTTTCTCCTAAAGATTAATATTAATTACTATGAATAAGTATCATAGTAAATTCTCAAAATTCACTCACAAGAGCAATTATTTTGTTGGTGTAAAGACACCAGTTTCTGGGTTAAGGTTTCCTGCCCCATACTTTTCATTCAAATCACTTGCAATAGATACTTCTTGTTTTTGTAATTCCAAATAACGAGTTTCTAACTCAATTTTTTGGTTATCAATTCCTTGAAGTCTTTGTTCTACATTAATTCGAGCAATTTCTAATCTACCCAAATCTGATTCAACTTGGGTTGCACTTTCTCTCAATGATTGTAATGAATCTAATTCTTCTTGTGTGAATTTAATTTCTGTTTTTGTTGTTTTTTTTGCCATTATAACTCCTTAATTACTTATATATAAATATAATCTTATTTGTTCAAACAATCACAATTTTCTTCTATTTGTTGAACTTTTTCCTGTAATTCTTTAATACTTTCAATCAACAATGGAACAATCTTTTCATACTTAACTGCTTTATAACCTGTTCCTCTTGTTGTTACTAATTCTGGTAAAATCTCTTCAATTTCTTGTGCAATAACACCTACATCGTGTCCTTTATATGCGTCTTGTTTGTCATTCCAATCAAATGTATAACCACCAACTTTTGATAATTTATATAAAGGTTCTGATATTGGTGTAATATTGTCTTTTAGTCTTCTATCAGATGAACCAAATGCGATAACATCACCACTTGCTTCTATTTGAGAACCTGTTATGTTTCCACTTGCTGATATGTCATTACCTACGAATATACTATTTTCAGTTGTGATATCGGTTGGTGCACTACCACTAACGAATACTGAACCTGTAAAGTGGTGAATATCATCATTATCATCACCTGATATTGTTGAACCACTTCTAAATGAAGATGTCATATAGGTTACCGAAGAACTCACAATATAATTTTGTGCTGTTACATCACCCTCTGCAATAATATTACCTGTTGTTGTTAAGTTTCCTGTTACATCTATACCAGTATTGGTGGTTGATAGTTTTTCACTACCTGCAAAATATAGTCCAACATTGAATGCGTCAGAATCAGTTTTTAGAAGAAGGTCACTATTATCATCATAAACTAAAAAGTTAATTCTTTCACCATCATTGTTAATTTTAGCGGTAAAGGGTGCACTATCATCATCGTGAAAAGAAGCAAAAGACATACCACCAGCTTCAAGTTTAATCTTATTGTCAGTAAAGTTGATTGCTGTATTTACATCACCTTTATGTTTGATATATTGTGAAACAAATAAGTCTCCGTCTATTGTTGCATTATTATCAATTTCTACATTACCAAATGAACCACTTGCACTTCCGCTAATAGTTGTTCCAGTAAGGATTGAACCAGAAAATGTTGAAGCGGTAATTGCCGAATTGATGTGCATATCTGAACCAGATATTGTTCCACTTGCTGATATATGAGTTGCAGATAAACTTTTTGCAAATAATGCCTCTCCAGAAAGAGAAAATATGACTGCATTTGCAGAACTTGGTCCAGATTTAAGAGTTAAACCACCAAGAACTTGACTTAATCTACCATATTCTGTTCCACCATCTTTAAGTATAATGTCTCCACCATCACCGTCAAGTGTAACATCTCCTGACGTTATGATACCACCAGAATCTACTTCTACTCTACCAAATGAACCAGTTGATGCTTGTGAACCACTAATGTTTCCACTACCTGTTATATTTCCCTCAATAGATAATATTCCTGAACCACTTATGGTTCCAACCACTTCTAATGCATTAGATGGTAGTGCATTATTATTTTCACCTATATAAACTTTTGTTCCATTACCAAATACTGCTCTATTACCAGTCTCGTGGTCTAATAGTAACATTTGACTATTATTAGTAACTATTCTAACTAAATTTGCACCATTGGCTTCCATCCAAGTTTGTTTGTCTGCTTCAAAATATATTCTTTGGTCTTCGTCTAATAAAATATCAGCACCATTACCAATAGTTACATCACCATCAAATATACCACCACCAGTAAAAGAACCAATTCCACTTGCACTTATGTTTCCACTTGCAGTTACATTACCATTTGAACCACTTGCCCATATATCTCCTGCAATATGTAATGATGATGTTGGGTCGTGACTTCCCCCTATACTTATCTTCATTTCACTCGCATCAAGTCTTAATAAGTTATTGTTTGAACCAACCGCTCCTCTGAATATAATATCAGTATCAGTATTACCTTCATTGAAAATAAGTCTATTAACATCAGAATCTCTCTGCCACGCATATATAAAATTTATACCACCAGCAACAATATCAATTTTATCACCAGTTGGGAAGTTAATATAAGTTTCGTCAGTTGTATCTAAGGAATGATAAAAACCATCAGCAGCTGCTATTCTTCCAAACGAACCAGTTGAAGTGATTGAACCACTAACGTTTCCACCATAATCAGAACCACTTATAGTTCCATCAACTCTTAATTCATCTCCACCTATATGGAAATCAACTTCTGGTGAACCTTTTCCGTGTGTTCCTATTCTATTTGTAGAAGAATCGGTTTTAAATAAAGGATTATTAGAACTACCTTTTATGATAAAATCTACATCATTACCACCATCATTAAATGTAATATCGTGTGGGGCAGAACCTGCGTCATTTAAATCTATGTATGATATACCACCAATATTAAATCGAAGTCTATCAGCTGTTAAATTAAGATAAGTGTTAGAATCATCTGTATGATAGATGTATTGTGAAGTATATAGATTGTCAGCAGTTACATCACC